TCGTAATCCTTATTTTCACCTTGAATATACTTCAAACGGTGTGAACAATCGGCTAAAACGCCATCGATGTCGAAAACTATGTATTTCATTTTATTTTATCTCCACTTCTTTCCCTTTGTAATAACATTTACCATCGATAAAATCTATATCATTCCGCCAGAAATCTGTTGAATAAGTTTTGCAAATTCTTATACGCCTTGTTGTGTCAGCGTTAGGTTTTTCAATTTCTGATGAAACAAAAATAACTAATACAATCACTACGGAAGCAGTAATGCTGCAGCAGAGAAGAAAAAGTACACCTGACCAATCTATAATTTTTATAAAATCTTTCATTTTATAACTCTCCTTTCTTTAATCTTTATGCTTTGCTCTCTCCCTCGATTTCTTCAATCTTGAAGACATCTTCTGCGTTCAATCTGTGGACATAAAATTTGTTTGGGTGCTTTGCTTGCTTGGCGACAATCTCGTATTGTGTTTGTACCATGAAGTCTTGGACAACCCTTGCGATTTTTCCGCGGTGGACTTGGTTTTCGCTTCGTTGTTTCGTTGGTCGATAGTAGACGTTTTCGCCGACTTCAAACTTGGGATATTTTAAGGATGGTTTTTGTAGTTCTTCCATGTCTTGTTTTCTCATTTCCTGCTTTAATAATTTAGTTAGTATTTTAGCGATTTTCTTTATTGCTCATAAGTTAAATAAGTCTTCCACTCTTCTGGGTGGTTGTCTAAACTTTCTTCAATATCTTTAACTGATTTAAAATATATTGTCGACCCTTTTTCCGTATGTTCAACGTCTCTCCAGAGTCTCTTGCTTTCAGCGTGACAATAACCGTAATGTTTAGGTTGTTCATCATCACTCCAGTCTGGCTTAAACCCTTTAGTATCTTGCTTGATAATTGCTCTTGCTTTCAGATATTTCAGATAAGCTTCGGCTTCTTCTTTGGTTTTAAAATAATTGCCAGTTGACTTTAAGCTTGCCCTAACTCCCGGAAGATCGGCGACTCTTACGTCGTCTACAACACCACCGAAGGCGTTTATATAGTAAACCCATTCCGGTTCTCCGACTTCTTCAAACCATTCATCAAAATTTTTAACATCTTCAACCCATAAAGATGTCGTTAGATTGTTTGTACTGACAAGAACTTTTTCTTTTTTTCCGCTTCGTTCTCCAGTCCATTCTCGAAAAATTGCACCTTCTTCTGCAAAAGGTAAATCTTTAAGTAATCTATATTTTTTAACCATTTTAAACTCCTTATAACTATTGGGGTAGAACAGAAACACTTGAAATTTGCTTATGATTGTTGTCGATGTACTTGTTTCTGCCTATCCCTCAAATCTGAGCACAAACGTTTTACACCTATTTATAAACTACTACAATTTATTAATTATTAATTGTCTTTTAAATGCTTGTGTTCAGATCCAAGGGGCGAAATTGCTTTCGCCACTATTACCCTTTCTTTATTTTCTTATTTCGTTTAGCTGAATACTTTTTTTGATCTTTCTCAATCCTCAAAGCTTTTTTAATTTCTTCAGGTGTTTTTTCGAAAGTTCGAGATTTGTGTTCCGGAACTTCGATTTTCTTGTTGAACAGTTCAGTGCAAGCTACACCTCGATATAACGCTTTCATTCAGCAGGGATCACCTCTACGGGAATCAGAGCTTGACTATTTTTAATTTGAATTTCAATTTTCATATTAACTCCTTTATTTATTGATAAATATTTCAACTTGTTTGGCGCCGTTTTTCAATAACCAGTTACGAGCATAGGTTGCATCGTTCAAGGTTTTATAATTTTTAGATCGTTCGACGCCTTTTTCGTCTATCCATTTGACAGTGAAACTGTTCATTTATTCTATTTTTTCTCCTTAAAACCATTTTGCTGATGTCAGCAATATGGTCTTGGCTTCAGCCCTACAAGGGACGACCAAAAGTTTTAGTCCTCCCATGCTATAAATATTTTTGAGACACTCGGGGGTTTAGCCCCTTGTAAGGCTGAAATTATGATTTTAATTTACTTTTGGCAATTAATCGTAGCGTTTAGTTTAGCTTTAGCGTTTTTAAGCTCAGCATCTGAACCAATAAACAGTCCAGTCATAACCGAAAAGAGTATTAGGGCGGTAATTGCAATTATTCGCCAAGTCGACATTTTAAATTTCAAGTCTTGCATAATTAAATGTTGAATATCAGGTTGCTCCATAGTTATCCTTTCATTTTTAGTTGTTAAAATTCGACTTTCTTTAGTCTTGGTTTACCCAAATAGTCATGAATTTGTTCGATTGCTTTATCATAACCAACGGCGAATTCTGCTATATATCCATTTGAACGTAATTTTTTTAGCATTTCCGCTTGTTCTTGGTAGTGTTTATTTGCAACCATCTCGCCATTTTTCTTGTAAAGTTTTGTGCCTTCTGCTTTCAGCTCGAGAAATAGGCCACACTGTTTTATTTCCCAGCCATCCATATCGGGGTAAGCAATGAACAGATCCGGCCAAGCTCGTGATTTCTGAAATTTCTTGTGTTTTGCCGCTTGACCTGGGGTCATTTTCATGCCACTTGAGAAATCTGTGCGAAATAGCACGTTTGGGTAGTTCTTGCGCAAATAATCACAAACCTTAAGGTGTAAAAGTTCTTCTTTTTTGATCATCTCAACCCCTTAAAATGGAATATCGCTTAAATCTACAGGTTCATCAAAATTTTCAGCAGTTTCAGGTTCGGTATTTTCAGTTTTAACTTCGGTTTGTTCTTTTGGTGATTCAAACTTTGGCTTGTAGCCGTAAATTCGGCGATTAATCGATTTCTTAACCTTGCCATCTTTCTCGTAAGTTCGATCTTCATCTTCGCTAACCTTGAACCAAGCCTTGCAGCCAACTGTTTTCTCAAGCAATACTGCAAAATCTGCCAAGTTTTTAATTTGCTGGATTTTTTCGCGAATCTTTTGCTTGATATTTTCATCTTCTTGATTGTGAACTAAGATTCTGCGAACAGTGTCAATTGAGATTCGACGCGTGTCTGGAGTATGCAACCAAAGCCGTGCACGATCTTCAGCTGAATCGTTTTCAACAAAGATTTCTGCATAAGGCTTGTCATCATGCTTATCAATCTTGGTTTTAGCAATCTTTACTTCGTGCACACCAAATTCGAAATAACCGCTTTCTTTGGTCTCTTCTGGTGTAATTGTGATACTTTTGAGTTCTTCTTGGGTCATAAAATCCTTTCATTAAAATAATAGTTTTTCTACTTCTTGTTCCACTAACGCAAGGGCAGATTCTTCAAAATAAATTGCTCGTTGAATTTCTTTCTCGAATTCCTTGCGATCAAACTTGAAAATTAAGAGTTCAAGCTGTGGCGCAAGAGCGAATGAATCTGAATACATTGCAAAGTAGAGTTTTTCAAGCTTCTCGTTAACTGCAAAATATTGAATAATCTGCTGTTTGTATTCACTGGGTGGTTGTTGTTCATAAAACGCTCGCACTTGTTTCCAGTTGTCTAAACATTTAATTTCTACCGCTTCGGTGATTTCGCCGTTCTTATTCTCAATCTCGCCATCTGGTGAACAAATGATATTTTCGTTAATGTCAGATTGCCAAACCCGACCTTCGATAATATTTTTGCCAAGTTTTTGGGCAACTTTCTCACGGGCTTCTTCTTCAAGGATTTCACCACGAAGAGCAGCAGAATATTTGCGACCATTCAAGCGATCTACGTAATCGTTCTCGTTAATTGGCTTTGCGATTCGTTCAGCGATAAGCTTATAAATCGCATCGCCAAGTTCAACTTCACATTCTTTTTTCTCAACTTCAGCTTCGCCGATCAAGTCTTTAAGCTCTTGAATAGTTAAGTTTTTTGGTTGGCCTTTCTGATTTAAAGGAATTTCAACTTTTAACTTTTCCGCAAGTTCTAACCATTCAGATTTTAAAACAGTTCGAGGTGTGCCAAATTCCTTAGCTTTACTTCCGGAAATTTTACCTTCACGGAAGTGCAACCATTCATCTGATCGTTGTTCAAGGTTTAAGATTTTCATTTCAATTGACCTTTCATTTCATCTTTAATTTGAATTAGTTCTGCGATTACTTCGTTATTACCTTTAAATTGGTTAACTCCTTTGACAAAATTATCTTGAAGCTCTTTGAGGTTTTTTGAAGCTTTGAGTTTAGCGATGAGTTCTTTTGATTGATCCGCAACTTTTTGCTTTTTGAAATCTTCGAACTCTTCCATTTCTTCAGATGAAGCGATTTCGCCACTCGCTAAATAACCGAGTAAAGCAAGCGCGCGACCAACTGCAACAGTTTCTAATTTCTCAAAATCTTTATCACCGTTTCTGATCTCTTTCTGTGCCGTTCCGTTTGAGTCTGCTGTAATCATTATTGTTTCTTTATCTACACCAGATTTTACTAAATCGATTAATTCATCTTTATTCTTCCAAATATAAGCCTTGAAAGTGATTTTTCCTTCGGTTGATCGAACTTCAGTCATAATCTTTGAATTTGGATTTTCTTCACGAAAGATTTTTAAGCGATCCGCTACTTTTGCGTAATCATTACCTTTAAGTGTTATAACTTTATCAACTTTTTTCATAATCCTGCGCTCCTATACATATCTTGAGTATTTTCGTATTGTTCAGTTTCAGATTCAAAATTATAATTACCGTGCGTAAATTCTTCAAAATCGTCTGTTAATATTTCATCTACATTAAGCTGTATGTGATAACCGTTTACTTCTGGGTCATCGACCCAGCTAAACCATTCATTTTCAGCGACAAGTGCATAGAAATCGTTTAAAATCTCTTCTTCGGTTCTTCCGTTAATTAATTTCTTCATATCATCTCCTTAGTTGTTGGTTAGTTCATAAATTTCAAATAGCTTCCGCTTGTATAAGCAACCCAAGCTCTCAAGCCTTGTGATTTGTAAATCTGATAAGCATATCGCACGTTTAGCTCTGGATTTTCACGATTTGGCTTATTGTGAATCGAATTGATTTGAAACAATCCCGAATCGTTCGAACCGTTACTGTTCATGTTTAGGGCGTTTGGGTTGCAACTGCTTTCTGCCATCATAATTGCTAGCATAACCTCAACGTTCCAGTCGTATCGTTCAACCAAATTTCGAAACTCTTCGCACCGATTCGTAACCTTTGAACTCGCAATAATAGGGCGAGGGCGAGGCGAAACCTCCACAGTTTCACGCTGGCTTGGTTGTTGAACCGCAGCTTCGACTTTTGGCGCCGGAACGCTTTTAGCTACTTTTTTACGTTTAAATTTTGAACTGTTTCCGCAATCTTATCGTTCTGAATTTTAGCATTGTTTTCGCCGTGCTTCATTCCAAGATAGAAAGCCACACCAGCCACAATTGCCGTATAGATAACAATTGTTTTAACAGTTTCAATAATTTTCTTGTAATTTACTTTTTTCAAATTTTTCATAGTTTTTGTCTCCTTGTTTTTTATTTTTGGTTGTTTGAGATTTACTTTAGTATTTTTAATCTTATCTAAAGCCTTCTCAAAATTATTTTCATTAATAATATTTTTCATAAAAATCTTTCTTCATTAGCTCAGCTAGACCGATAGTAAAGGTGGGCAACCTATCAGTCCGACAGAGCTAATGAAAGTTTTTCACTATTCATTAAACTATTGGCTCGCAATCTTTAATCTTTACTATTTTTGCGGTTTTCGTTCGGTGAAAGTGAAAATTTATATCTTATATTCATACTTTTTACCAAATTGTTAAGGTTTAAATTGATTAGTAGAGTTTTTCTCATCTCTATGAGACTTTGCTATATGGGCAACGCCTCAATTGAAATGACAAAAGGAGCACCCCTTGCAGTAGGTGCTCCTGTGTAAACAAAAATACTGCAAGGCTCTTGCTTGCAGCAATACTTCCATGGTAAGGATGAGGTCTCGGG